TTTACGAGTGCGCCTGATGATGGATGTCATAATATATGAGCATGTAGCACCAACCCCCTTGTCAAGTGGTGAGGTGCAACAAAACAAATGCCATGCGTGCGTGATAAAATGCTCAAGCCATAAGGCTAAACAAACTTGGGAGTGAGCATGAAAGACGGAATTTATTTTGTCATTTTCAGAAGTGGCCAGAATGATGTCGGAAGCGGAACGGTCGTCGTGAAGGATGGTTCGGTTAATGGCGGTGATTTTGGATTTACTTATCAGGGGCGAATCCAAGACGGGGAATTAAAACTTCATGTATCGCGCCATAACCCGTCAGCACAGAACGTTATCGCAGGGCTAAATGACTACGTGATGGGCTTGTCTGTGCGCGATATCGGGGATGGTTATTACCTAGAAGGTAGTATTGCAGGCGTCCCCGGTGCCAACCTGGCAGTACAGGCTAAGTTCATCGGCAATCTGGTGTAAAAAAATATATCTCGATAAACCGCCTACGGGCGGTTTTTTGTTGCATCCCATAGCTTAAATAAGCAGGAAATCAAAATGACCAAACGCGCAATTTCGACCGGCGGCTACCCAATCGAGGTTATGACGCCTGGCGATTCAGTAGCTATCCCGGCAGCAACAACGACCACTATCGGTGGCGTAAAGAAAATGGCCGCTCAGGCCAACAGCACCGCAACAGACGTCGCAGGCGTGGTTACTGACCTGAACGCGCTGATCTCCAAGCTGAAAACTGCGGGAATGATGTAAGGAGCAATCATGGCCAGGCCAACCAAGTATCAGAAGGCGTACGCCGAGCAGGCTCGCAAGCTGTGCATGCTTGGCTACACCGATGCTCAATTAGCAGACTTCTTTGAGGTCTCTGAAGCAACGATCAATACGTGGAAGAAAGAGCATCCTGAGTTTCTGGAGTCCGTAAAAAAGGGCAAAGACCTTGTTGATGCTGAGATCGTCGATAGCCTCTATCAGCGAGCAATGGGTTACGTAGCCCCTGACATTGATATCCGCGTAATTGATAACCAGATTGTCAAAACACAAATCAAAAAGCATTACCCTCCCGACACAGCTGCTGCAATCTTCTGGCTTAAGAACCGACAGAAGAAAGACTGGAGAGACAAGATTGACCACGCTATCGAGGGTGCCAATGGTGGCCCGGTAGAAGTCGTCAATTACACCCCAGCAGATTACGCAGCAGCTCAGGCGGCAATGGAGGAGAAACTAAAAGGCCTGGATTGATATGAACGAAATTATCGAATGGGATGATTTGTCATTCCCAGAGCGTGTAGTGCTTCGTTCAAAGTCCACCAAGTCGTTTCTCAACTTCACTCGGTTGTGGTTTGAACTGATTCAGGGCGATCGCCTGCTGGTAAACTGGCATCACCGACTGATGGCGTCAAAAATTGATGATCTGATAGCCGGACGCCTTGAGCCGCGAAACCTAATTATCAATATTCCACCTGGCGGGACGAAAACGGAGTTCTTCTCCATTCATTTTCCTGCATACGTCAATGCACTGGTGCAGGAAGGAAAGCTCAAGCGTTTCCGCAACCTGAATATCTCTTTTGCTGACACGCTGGTTAAGCGCAACTCACGCCGCACTCGCGACATCATTGCCAGTAAAGAGTATCAGGAGTTTTGGCCGTGCTCATTTGGCGTCAACCAGGCTGAAGAGTGGGAGATAAAGGACGAGCGCGGACGCTCAATAGGGCAGACGGTATCCCGCTCCAGTAACGGGCAAATCACCGGTGGTCGTGGTGGCTACTTTGGGCCCGAATTCTCCGGCATGGTTATGCTGGATGACTACAACAAGCCGGTAGACATGCTCAGCGAGACCAAGCGGAACAGCGCTAACACGCTTCTGGTAAACACCATCCGTTCTCGCCGCGGCGATAAGTCGAAAGACCACCCAACACCATTCGTGAGCATTCAGCAGCGCCTTCATACTGACGACGCAACCGGCTTCATGCTGTCAGGTGGTATGGGCGTTGATTTCCATCACGTCGCCATCCCGGCGCTGATTGACGAAAAATACATTCAGTCCCTGCCTGAGCCATGGTGTTCACTGTGCTGGGAAACGGTCAAAGACACCGAGTCGGTCGAAGTCTCCGGGACGCGATACTGGTCATACTGGCCGCAGATGGAAGACGTGAACGACCTCGTCGCCCTGTGGGAGAGAGACCGTTACACATTCCTGTCGCAGTATCAGCAGAACCCAATGGCGCTGACTGGCGGAATCATCGAAACCGACTGGTTTAAGACATACACCACGCTGCCTAAGCTCACGCACCGCGCCGTGTATGTGGATACCAACAGCGGCAAGGTAGAGGACTGGCTTGACTACACCGTGTTCACGCTTGTTGGTATGGGCGTTGATGGCAACCTCTACATCATTGATGTCGTGCGTGGACGCTGGGACCCGGAAGACCTCCTGAAGAAAGCCGAAGAAGTGTGGGAGAAATGGCGGATGCAGGGATCGCTTCGAATCATGCCAATGCGGCACATGGCAATAGAAGAGAAGCAGGCCGGGCAGGGCCTGATCACCACCCTCAAGAAGCGCAACAGTATCCCGGTTAAAGAGATTCCTCGCGGCGCAGGCCAGAACAAACTGGTTCGCTGCCTCAACGTCATCCCGCAGATAAAGACCGGCAAAGTGTACGTGCCAGCCACGCATGATGCTAACGGCGCGGCAGTGCTTCATACCCGTTACGAAGACGGCACCATTGCCGGAACAACCTCATGGGTTATCACCGCCATGACCGAATGCGCTGCGTTCTCAGCTGACGACAGTCACGACAATGACGACATCCTTGATACCTGGATGGATGCCATTGACGACAACCTTATTTCCGGTCGCCAGCCGATGGTCATCGACCCGAGCCAACTCAGGAGAATTTAAGTGTGGCCGTTTAAAAAGAAACAAGTCGCCGCGCCTGAGCCGGTGAAAGAGCCTGAAAAATCGCAGATGAAAATTAAGGCCGAATCGGTGGCGCAAATCACACCAAAGCCGCCGAGAGACTTTGCACAGTACGTACCGCCAAAAGGTGTCATCCCTGAGAGCATCGAGAAGGGCATTCTCGCTATGGACTCGACGCCATACGATGCCCTTAACAACGCTTACATGGGTTATACCTACGGCTACCCTGACAGCTTCCCCGGATACCCTTATCTCGCCACGCTGGCGCAGAAGCCGGAATATCGCAAGATGGTCGGCACCATCGCCGAAGAGATGACCCGCAAGTGGGTGAAACTCAAGACGGTGGGTGATGACGACAAGGCGGATCGAGTCCGCGAGCTTTATGCAGCGATGGAGAAATTCCGCGTTAAGGAGAAATTCCGCGAGGCTGCAGAGCACGACGGATATTTTGGTGGCGGCCAGATTTACATCGACGTGAAGACTGCAAAAGGGGCGTCAGCCTGGACAGATGCCGTGGAGTTGCAGTCAAAACTGTTTATCTCCGACAAGAAGATCACAAAGGGATCGCTGATTGGCTTCACCGTCATTGAGCCTGTCTGGACCTATCCGGGCGTCTACAACACTGACAACCCGATGAGTCCCGACTTCTACAAGCCGACAGAATGGTTTGTGATGGCGAAGACAGTAAATGCAAGCCGCATGCTGGACTTCGTTTCCAGGCAGGTGCCAGATCTTCTGAAAGCGGCCTACAACTTCCGTGGGCTAAGCCTGACACAAATGGCCGAACCTTACGTGAATAACTGGCTGCGCACGCGTGACAGCGTAAGTGACATGATTCACTCGTTCAGTATCCCGGTAATCGGCACTAACATGAGCACGGTGTTGCAGGGTGGCGGGGCTGAGAGCCTGCTTTATCGCCTCCAGATGTTCAATCAGTGTCGCGATAATCGGGGCGCTTTTGCGAAGGACAACAGCCCTGAAGCGCCTGAGACGGTCGAGTTTGTCAATGCGCCCCTGAGCGGTCTCGATGCACTTCAGGCTCAGGCACAAGAGCAAATGGCTGCGGTGTCCAGCATTCCACTCGTCAAACTGCTTGGTATCTCACCTGCTGGGCTCAACGCCTCATCAGAGGGCGAGATTCGCGTCTTCTATGACTATATTCACGCCCTGCAGCAGTCCATTTTCAAAGACAACCTTAAACGCGTGCTGGACATCATTCAGCTCTCCGAATTTGGCGGCATAGACCCGGACATCTACTTCGAGTTCGAGCCGCTTTATGAGATGAGCGAGAAAGAGCGCGCAGAGATTCGCAAGATGGATGCTGATACTGATGCTGTGTACGCAACACAGGTAGGTGCGCTTTCTGCCGGAGAGATTCGGGAGAAGATTGCCGCCGACCCTGACAGCCCATACCACTCACTGGACTTAAGCGATGACATCGAAATCGAAGAAGAAGTCGACGACATCGACAATGAAGACGACCCGCCCGATAAGACCTAACGTTGGCGTTGAGGCGTGGTATAGGCGACAGCTTGATAAACAGGTCAGGGAGATGCAGAAGTCCGTTGTCTACTGGCTCTCCGCTAACTACAAAGCGAGCGGGGCTGCGGTGGCAATGGACGCATCTCCGGCAGTGTTCATGCGTGATGCTGTCAGAAAGCTCGCGAAGCGCTGGGCAAAGCAATTCGACGACATCGCTCAGAAACTGGCTGAACGGTTTGCTGGAGACGCGATGAAGAATTCAGACGTGTCCCTTCGTAACGCTCTCGATGTGGCTGGATTGACCGTTGAGTTCAAAATGACCGCGCCGATGAACAATGCGTTGCAGGCGACCATTGCCGAAAACGTCGGGCTAATACGATCCATCCCGGAGAAGTATTTCACTGAGATTGAGGGAATGGTCATGCGCTCTGTGGCGCGTGGACGAGATCTGAAAACGCTTACGGATGAACTGCAAAAGCGATATGGGATAATCCGCCGTCGGGCAGCCCTCATCGCCAGAGACCAGAACAACAAGGCCACATCAGTCATGCAGGCGGCAAGGCAGCAGTCGCTAGGCATCACTGAAGGCATCTGGCGACACTCTCACGCAGGCAAAGAGCCACGGCCATCACACGTTAAAGCTGACGGGCAGAAATTTGACCTGTCGAAAGGGCTTTATCTGGACGGCAAGTGGACAATGCCTGGGGAGGAAATAAACTGCCGATGCACCTGGTCTCCGGTCATCCCCGGTATCTGATAAATAATCAAAACCCAAATGGTCGCTCAGGTGGCCTTTTTTATTGCCTGAAAT